TTCTGGAACTCCCTTGAATGAAGCAGTGATTTCTCTTCATCAGATTCTTCCAAAGTTTCAAAAGGAAAACAAACTTCAGAAAGTTCAGTGCATTATTCTGACTGATGGTGAAGCAAATCAAATTCCCTATCATGCAGAAGTAAACCGCCATTGGGAAAAACAAAGTTACATCGGCTGCCGCAGGTTGATTCCTGGAAAGTCTTTCCTTCGCGATCGTAAACTTGGAACAACTTATAGTGTTGGTTATGGGTATCATGAATTTACTGATACTCTTCTCAAGAATCTGAAGGATAATTTTCCCTATATGAACTTTATTGGTATTCGAGTTCTTGAAAGTCGAAATGCTAATCGGTTCATTCAACTCTATCATTCTCAGGCAGACAAGCAGTATGATAAAATTCAAAGTGACTGGAGGAAACTTAGGAGTTTTACTATTACCAACTCTGGATATGATGCATACTTTGGATTGTCCGCGACTGCATTGGCTCAAGATACTGAGTTTGAAGTTGCTGAGGATGCTACCAAGTCTCAAATCAAATCCGCATTTGTCAAATCTCTCAAAACCAAGAAACTAAATAAGAAAGTTCTTGGTGAATTCATTTCTCTAGTGGCATGAAAGAAAACTGGAAAGAAATTGCAATCGCATCAGAAAAAGATCCTAAAGTAATACAAATTCTCAAAGAAGGAGCAAAATCTTTATCGCAAGCATATTTGCTACAAGCTATGCGATACAAGTATGGACAGTCTGGGAAGTGACACGAGGGGGGGTGAGAACTCCCCTTTCTGCCTTATAATAAAGAAGTTCAAACGAAACACGCATGGCACTTTCTTCTGATTATATCCGCACTTCTCTTCAAGCACTTTATGGTAACAACATTACCAGTGCTGACATTAAAGCCTGGTGTAATATTAATGATTCCAACTATCAAACTGTAACCAAGAAGATTGATGACTACAAAGTTGGCCGTGGTAAATGGAATCTTGAAGTGACAAAACAAAAGGTGGAAGAAATCGAACGTACCTTCCAAGCACCCGCTGTAGTTCCTCCTGTAGAGCAAAACCTTATTCCTGCAAAAGATGATACCTTCGTCAAGTTTGGTAACTTTGGTGATATTAAAAAAATTATTCAGTCCCGTCTCTTCTATCCTACGTTCATTACGGGCCTTTCGGGTAACGGTAAAACGTTCAGTGTGGAGCAAGCGTGTGCTCAACTCAAACGTGAACTGATTCGTGTAAACATTACTATTGAAACTGATGAAGATGATCTCATTGGTGGATTCCGTCTCGTCAACGGTGAAACTGTTTGGCATAATGGCCCAGTCATCGAAGCCCTGGAGCGCGGTGCGATTCTACTGCTTGACGAGATTGACTTGGCTTCCAACAAAATTCTTTGCCTTCAATCAATCCTTGAAGGAAAGGGAGTGTTCTTGAAGAAGATTGGTAAGCACATTGTTCCTACTGATGGTTTCAATGTGATTGCCACTGCTAACACTAAAGGCAAAGGTTCTGATGATGGGCGCTTCATTGGCACTAATGTTCTCAATGAAGCATTCCTTGAGCGTTTTCCTGTGACATTTGAGCAGTCCTATCCTGCCCCTGCAACTGAGCAGAAAATCCTTGAAGGTGTTGCTCTGGACTTGGGTGTAGAAGACAAGGATTTCTGTAAGCGTCTGGTGGACTGGGGAGATATTATCCGCAAGACTTTCTACGATGGTGGTATTGAGGAAATCATCAGCACTCGTCGTTTGGTTCATATCATTCGTGCTTTTAGCATCTTCCAAGATAAAGCAAAAGCAATCCAAGTTTGCGTAAACCGTTTTGATGATGAAACCAAACAGGCATTCTTGGAGTTGTATGACAAAGTGGATGCTGATTTCCAAATGCCCATTGCCATTGACGAGCAATCGCAACTTTGATATAATTGAAAAGAGGTTATTATGACTTACAGCACTATGTCTGAAAATGATGATATCACCATTATTGGTGGTGCAAGTGAAACAACCGAAAGAGATTGGAGTGATTTCTGGGAGGAGGATGGAAATCTGGGCCCATACGCTGCAGATACAGTAAACATTGGAAGTCTTCTTCCTGGTGGTATGGAAGAAGATATTATTACTTTCTCCTCTCCCTATGATTCTTCAACATTTAAATTAAACATGAATGATGTACCTGAACTTCCTAAAGCACCTACCAATGAGAATGGTTTCTGGAAGTATCATGAGGATGTAATCCTCAAAGAGATTCGTGATTATCTTGGTGGCACTTACAATGCTCACTATGCCTCTCAAGAATCCAAGACTCAGACTCTTGATTTGATTGAAGGTATTGGTGATGCAGAACCATTCTGTCGCAGCAATGCAATTAAATATCTTTCTCGCTTTGGAAAGAAGAATGGAAAGTCCAAGCAGGACATTCTAAAAGCAATTCACTACTGCATTCTTCTCTATCACTTCGCTGGCCTTTGTAATGAAAATTCGCAACCCTATGAAACTTTCTGATAAAACCCTTTCTGTTCTCAAGAACTTCTCTTCTATCAACCAGTCTATTCTGTTCAAAGAAGGTAGCAAACTTCGCACTATTAGTGTGATGAAGAACATCCTTGCAGAAGCAACGATTACTGAAGAGTTCTCTAAAGATTTTGGTATCTATGACTTGAATCAATTCTTGAATGGTTTGACTCTTCACCAAAGCCCTGAACTTGATTTTGGTAACGATGGTTATGTCGTTATCCGTGAAGGTAAAATGCGTTCTAAGTATTTCTTCGCAGATCCTAATGTAATCGTCACTCCTCCCGACAAAGACATTACTCTTCCTAGTGAAGATGTTTGCTTTGAAGTGAGCACTGAACAACTGGACAAACTGCTCAAGGCAGCAGCAGTGTATCAACTTCCTGATATCTCTGCTGTTGGTGAAGCTGGTGTTGTCAAACTGGTTGTTCGTGATAAGAAGAACGAAACTTCTAACGATTTTGCAATTGTTGTTGGTGAAACTGATTCTGAGTTCTCCTTCAATTTCAAGGTAGAAAACATCAAAGTTCTTCCTGGAACTTATGAAGTTGTTGTTTCCAAGAAACTCCTGTCACGATTTGCTTCTAAGAATCACGATCTTACTTACTATATCGCTCTGGAACCTGATTCCACGTTTGCTTGATGAGACATATCCTCTTTACATTGAAAGGTTGCAATGTTGAGTTGATGGAGGATGAAAATTACATGAGAAAAATGTTGTATAATGCAGCAAAAGAATGTAATTCAACCCTCCTTAACCTGTCTGTTTACAAGTTTGAACCACAGGGTTTCACTGGTATCGCTATGCTTGCTGAGTCTCACATCAGCATTCATACTTGGCCAGAGAAAAGTATGGCAGTATGTGACGCTTTTACCTGTGGCGATCACACTACACCAGAAAAGGGTGTAGAATATATGCAAAAGATGTTGGAATCAACCGACATCATTATGAATGAATTTATTCGCCCTTTAGAATGAACATTTTCGTAACATCTCCTAATCCCTGGACTTCTGCAAGAGTTCTTCCTGACAAGCATATTGTCAAGATGCCTTTAGAAACCTGTCAGATGCTTGCTATCGTAGCATCAGACAAATGGGGACATGGATTCGGCACTCTTCCTAAGGCAGACGGTACTCCCTATGCCACTGAGAAGGGTGCTTTTCGTAATCACCCCTGCACCAAATGGGCATCGGAGTTTGTTAACAACTGGCAATGGCTTATTCAGCACGGTATTGCATTGTGTGATGAATACAAACTCCGTTATGGTAAACATCACACTTGTTTCAAAACTCTGATTGCAGCAAGAGAAATCTTTCCGTATGCTGATCCTCAAGGACGCAGCGGAAAAGAGACAACACCATTCGCCAGAGCTATGCCTGACGAATTCAAATATGATGACAGCATTGATACATTCACTGCTTACAAAATGTATATTGCTTCTAAACCATGGGTGTGCGATAATTATATTCGTATGCCACAGCGTAAACCTGATTGGGTATAAATTATGAGTCGTGATGAATTTCTTTGGGTTGAGAAGTATCGACCCAAAACTATTGAAGATTGCATTCTTCCCGATGCAACAAAGAAAACTTTTAAAGACTTCCTAGATAAGGGGGAAGTTCCTAATCTGCTCCTTGCAGGGCCTGCTGGGTGTGGAAAGACAACCGTAGCAAAAGCACTGTGTAATGAACTTGGAGTAGATGTATATGTCATCAATGGATCCGACGAAGGTAGATTCCTTGATACTGTCCGAAACAATGCGAAGAACTTCGCTTCGACCGTATCGCTTTCGTCAACTGCTAAACACAAAGTCATCATCATTGATGAGGCAGATAACACAACAAACGACGTACAACTCCTCCTACGTGCGTTTACTGAGGAATTTAGTGGCAACTGCAGATTCGTCTTCACCTGCAACTACAAGAACAAAATCATTGAACCTCTTCACTCCCGATGTGCCGTCGTTGACTTCTCAATCAAAGGGAAAGAGAAGGCGCAGTTGGCTGCAGGTTTTTATGGACGCCTTCAGGAAATTCTACAGGCAGAGGGTGTCAAGTATGACACAAAAGTCCTCCTTGAACTTATTAACAAACATTTCCCCGATTGGCGACGAGTCCTTAATGAGTGCCAACGCTATTCGTCGGGAGGAGAAATCAATACGGGCATTCTTGCAACTTTTAGTGATGTAAAAGTAAATGACTTGGTTAAGAACCTTAAGGAAAAGAACTTTGCTGAAGTTCGTAAATGGGTTGTCAATAACCTGGACAATGATTCTGGTGTACTATTGCGTCGCATTTACGATGCTCTTACTACATCCCTTGAAAACCCTAGCATTCCTGCTGCTGTGCTTATTATTGCTAAGTATCAGTATCAGATCGCATTTGTTGCCGATCAAGAAATCAATCTTCTAGCGGCTTTAACTGAAATTATGGTGGAGTGTGAATTCAAATGATTAAACAAATTAAGTCTCATTGGTATTATGTGTTCTGGGGTATTTGTACTGTTACTGTTGTAGCAGGACAAATCTACGTTGGAACGGGTTATCGTCAGATGGCAGAAGCA